TGGTATACACATGGCGTTATACGGGCCGTTACACGGGACGTCGTGCACGTGCCAGAGGCGTTATGGCCGTTGCGGCGTTACAACGCCGTTATAGAGGTAAACGTATGTTAAACACACAACGTGTCGTCAAATACCGTTATCAACAGAAAGCAATTAGAACAGCGCTAGGTAACTATGCTAGCACAGGGTACTTTCAACGTCGACAGACCAAGTATGGTCGTCGTATGGAGGTACCACCGGTACGTGCTCGAAGTCAAGCTACAAGCACAGCGCCTGCAACAGGTTCTACGACAATCGATATACGTCTTGGTGTCCTCGGTTTTCAACCTATTGATTGGCCAAATCCGAACAACAATTCCATTATCATGGGCCAACGTGCAAGCAACCAAATTTTATTAAAAGGCATTCGCTTTGTTCGTCAATTCGAATTCATTCGAGGGGGTACAGAAGCAGTACCTACGGTAACCCCTATTGTCATGCATTGGGCTGTTATTCAGTTAAAGGAACCTGACGTGAATCCGTTAACGTATGACACAGAAATTCGTACGAATTTCTTCCGTGAGTTTCAAAACGGAAATGATCGTTCCGAAAATTTCCCTAACAATACACCATCTAGTGTATGGACAAGCGCCTTGAATACATGGAAGATGAATCCGGATGGTAATTTTAACATAATTACACATCGTCAGAAAACGTTACGTCAGGCCCCTAAGTTTCCTCCTGGCGGTGACGGTACAAATATTCGCACTTACGAATATATTTGGAAAATTGACAAGTACATCAAGTTCAACAAAGTTGTTGATTGGTCCAACTCGTATCAGGTTACGCCAAAGCATCAAATGTTTGAAGTGTTCTGGTGTCAAACATTATCCCCAATTGACTATCCAACTGTTGGGGATGGAATCTGTGCGATTACATGGCGCGCTAATCAAATGTATTATGCCGATCGAGGATCGTCTTAATGTTCTACGAACTTATATCTGTCGCCGGTCATTGCATTCATATCCGGCTGTTCATTACAAAAAATAACAACATGACAGGGATGGTGGAACACCTTTGTACGAGATTGGTACTTCGTACTAAATACAATCTGATCTTTGATTTGTTCTACCACATTGTATTGAAAAAGGGCCATTCCGAGTCTGGGTATATCAAATAAAAAAACACGTTTAGATTCATCCAACGAATAACTTAAATCATCCCTCTTTCCTAGCTTCAACACCTGTGTTTCAGTAGGATAAGTAGTGAGTTGGTGGCGGCAAAACATTGACTTGCCTATTCCACCGATTGGGTCGACGACGAAAAAGATTGATCGGTCGTCTGCGTCGACTCGTAACTGCTCGTCGAGCTGTCGCTGCCAGTCATTGAGTTCAAATCCTGGTGCAAGTAAGTTGGGGGGTGCCCAAATATGGTCGACGAGTTGGACCAAACGAGGGTATCGGGTCCAGATAGTGGGAAAGTTGGTGGCAATATCACGGTCGTTGGGCTTGACAGTCTGAGTCTTGACCCAGTCGGTAAAGTGATCAATGTCGGACCGCTTTCCCTGGGCGCCTGGAAAGCTGCCATGTTCAGTCCAATCACCTTCTTTCTTGCAATAGGTAGCTGCCTGTTTGGAGGTGCCTTTGGCGGGCTCGGCGTGGACACGTCGGCCAAGGAGGTCTTTGACGGCAGCAAGGCTGCCTGGTTGGTTGAAGATGACGAAACCTTGGAGGTGCGGCGTACCGGCATCACCGGTTTCTTTTCCCCAAACGGCATATCGTGTAACGAGTTCATCGTCGAAGACAAGCTTCCAATTATCGATGTCTTCTTGCGTGTAGTTGTTGAGCGTCAAGCACCAACGGGAGCTGTTGCGGGAGGGCGCCATGTCAAAATTGTGTCATGTCAAAAAAGTGTGCGGGTAATACTAACCGCACACTTCCAAAAAAATTTTCCACGATTGGTACAAAATGTACACAATTCTACGGCGAAAAACCATTTTTAGCCAAACCCTGCTCGCGTGAAAGCCCACCCTATTGTCAGGGCTTGCCTGCGGCGCTCACACCCTAAACAGGTAGGCCTTCGCCCCCCATAGTATCGTAATCATGGTATACACATGGCGTTATACGGGCCGTTACACGGGACGTCGTGCACGTGCCAGAGGCGTTATGGCCGTTGCGGCGTTACAACGCCGTTATAGAGGTAAACGTATGTTAAACACACAACG